ATTATGAAAATTTATTGAACCTGTGTCAGTGTCAATTTCAATACCAATTACATCTCCAGAGGTATAGGTAGCACCATAAGAAGCACCAGTGCCGTCATTTACTTTATTGCCGCTATCATAGGCATATCCGTAGGTGTTACTATCTTGCCCTAGATATCTATTAGTAGAGGATGGTGGATCACCACTTAAAACACCGACACTGAAGTTTGAAGAGTCTGCGCCCATTAATACTTCTGCAAAATAAATACCAGTGTTTTCCTGCAATCTAAACCCACTAAAATGACTATAGGCGTGTTGAAAACCAGAAGCAGACCTAACTCCAGTTAAGTTACCCTCAGATAATGTTACTGGCGTAGCACCATTAGATATTACAGGGTCAATGGTTGCAAAGTTTAAAGAAGGTGTATCTATAAATTGATCTGATGCTGCCCATGACCCACCCTGTGTAAAATTATTTCCATTACCAGAAGAATCAGTTCCTATACCAGCACTACCACCTTCATAAAATTCTAGTTCAGAAATATGAGTTTCTGCGCCACCACTATGAGAAACACTAATTCTAGCATATCTAGCTGCCGCTGTGTTTGTAAAGCCATCTCGTCTTGTAACAATTGCACCAGCAGCAACTGATATTCCAGATTCGGTGTAAACTGTTGTAAAGTCGGTTCCGTTAGCAGACCGTTGAACTGTAAGTGTCATTGTTTCTGCTGCTGCACCACCATCAATGGTAACATTTCCAAGCATTTTAACAACAACGCCAGTAATAGTTTTGGTGACGCCTGATCCCCAATCTTTACCAATGTTGCCGCTTGTTGCATTTGCCTGTGCGCCAGAATTGTAGTTCTCTATGTCGCCGTCAAATGCTGCTGCAAGGCCACCACCCGCTGTCATATTACCGATTGGTGTGCCAGTTCCTTGCGCTATCAGTGTTCCAAGATTTGGTGCAGTCTCAAACTCTAAATAAGAACCACAGTTGCCAAAAGTTAAACCGCTTACGTTTTTAGGAACCCAACGGTTTGTCGATGTATCTACTTGTCCAAATGAAGAAGCATCTAAAAATTGATCATCTAAGAAAACTACTTCTGCTAAATAACCATCCCATTGATTATCAGAAGAACCATTATAGCTACCTACAAATTGAGTAGCACTTTCATCCATGTAGCCTATTTCATCATTTTGAGGTAAATTAGTATTATCTCTATTATCTGTTTCAAAAGCTGTTTGTTCAACCCCATCAATAAACATAGCTGCTCTGTCAGAAGCTGTTGATTGACTAGTATCAACTTTAAGTACAAGATTATGCCAAGCACAATCACCCTTGAAATCACCACTAGTTTTTAAAATGGTAGTACCGCCATGAGAAAAAACTATTTGACCACTAGCATCCATTTGTAAACTAAAACGATTGGTTGCAGTTGTGCCAGTATCAAAGAAAACATTATCAGTATCAATGTTAGCTGTTTTAAACCAGACAGACCATGTGCCTTTTTTACCACCACTAGAAGAAGGTGCTTCAATCGTTCTACTTAAATACCTAGCATCATCATGCTCAAACATTGCAGAATTATCTACAGTATAAGCATCTGTAAACGGAACAAAGTCACCTACTCTTTGACCAGTGCCATTCCCTTCATATAGAGTTGCATCAAAGTAATCTATTCCTTGATAATCTGGTGCGGTTAGATTTGCAGTATTAAGGTTTTTAAAATTAGCATCATCTGGAGTATAATCAAACTCCGCTGTAACATCGATTGCGCTTCCGTTACTACCGTCTTGCACCATAAAGACAACAGTTCCAGTAAATGTTTTACTAATAGTTCCTTGCGCTGATCCGTCGATTAGAAATTCAACAGTATTATTATCCATATCAAGTTCAACCTCAACTGTATTACCTGCTGAAACTGCTGAACCATAACTTGAGGAAGAACCATCTACATATTTTTGCCCATCCATTCGCAAGCCGACAGAATCGCTTGAACCTGTAAAAGAATTTGATGTGTTACCATCCATGTCATAGACGCCAATGACTGGATAAATGCCTCCCAATGTATTTACTGTAAATTTTGCTGCAAACTTTCCAGACCCAGCAGGCATAGCAAGTGTGCTTGTAGTGACGCTGTAATTACTCGTTGAGCTTGCTAGTCTTAAATTTCCTTCTGACAATGTTGCTGTGTGAGTATGTCCTGCAAACGGACCAAAAATAGGGTTCCAAGTTGCATAGGTATTACTAGGTGTGTTCTCAGACTGATTAGCTGCCGCCATATTGGTAGGAGTAAAATCATTGTTATTGCTGCTGATATCATTTCCTAAATTTACAGCATTTGTTCCAGTGCTATCAGCAAAGTCTAAACAAAAACTATTACCACCAGCAGTAGATGCTAGTGCAGCAATTTCACTATCTTTCTTTGGAACAAACTGTGAACCATTAGTTCCAAGTGTAAATGTATCTAAAAAGTCTGAAACACTTACATCACCGTTCTGTATAGAATCTGCATTTAAGAAACATATTTGCGTCATGTAGGCTTTTGTATAGCTAGACGTTGTTCTTGAGCGCCTACCAATTTCATTTGCTTGGGCGTTATTCCAGTACGTCTCGCCACCACTTGATGGTTCTGCGGCACTACCAGCAGTTAAACTTTGTTGCTCCCCGTTTATGTAAATTCTAACCCTATCACTAGCAATAGTCTGGTTACTGTCGTAGCTTATAATACAATGATACCACCCTACATCTCGCTGCATCGCCGTTGTATTCATATTCATAGATGCATTGTCATCTACAATAGTAATGCTTGAACTACTGTTTGCATCCATACGAATAAAAAAATCATTACTTCCATCGTTAGCAGAGAAAAATGTCATATCAGTTGCAACGGCATTTAGTTGAAACCACCATGCCAGAGTCCACCTAGTTCTATTACCAGCACTAGATGGTGTTTTAGTAAGGTAATTATCAGAACCATTCAACCAAATTGAATTGCCAATCAAAGTTGTGTCAAACGGGGATACTCCACCAGTAGCTGCTGCTGCACCAAAAAGTAAATTATTAGAAAAAACCATGTTTAGCTATTTCCATATTCATTTGTTAAAATTGCATGTATATTTTCACCAGTATTATCACTTGATACTGATACAACAATATAATCTAATCTAGATACTGCTCCATTACTTGTAGCAAAAGTAGGTACACTAGCACCTACAAATTTCCAACAAGTATTATAAGCTATGGTTCCGCTACCTCCAGATTGAATAAAAAATATACTTCCTGTTTGTCCTTTAGTAGCATTAGTTGGCCTGGCTAATGTATGTGCTGCTGTAACAGTAGTAAGAAAATTTTGAGCATTAGAAAAGTTTAATGATACAGAAGTAATACCATTAATAGCTGTTGCTGATATAGCTGCTGCTCCTGACTTAGCTAAAAATAATTGTCCTGCTAGACTTACATTACCTGTAATTTGCGCTGCACCGCCAATAGTGGCTGTACCACCTACATGCAAATTACCTGATACTGAAGCATCATCATCAAATGTTGCAGCGCCTGTAGCTAAGAATGTACCTCCTATAGAAGTATTTCCAGCTACATCTAATGTGCCTCCGACAGTTGTATTACCGCTTACACGTACTGTTCCTAAGAACCCTGCCGCACCACTAACTGTAGCCGTGCTTAAAAGATTTACAGCGCCTCCTATAGATACTGCACCTCCTATTGAAGCTGCACCAGCTACTGTTGCTGTTCCGCCAATATTAATATTACCTGAAAGATTTATGTCTCCAGCCACTGTTGCTGTACCACCAATAACAATATTACCTGAAACTGAAACATCATCATCAAAGGTAGCAGCACCTGTAGACATAAACGTACCGCCTACTGATGTATTACCTGCAACATCTAATGTGCCACCAACTGTGGTATTACCGCTAACTCGTACAGTACCAAGAAAACCTGCTGCTCCTGATACAGTAGCAGTACTTAAAAGATTAACCGCACCACCAATAGATACTGCACCTCCTATAGATGCTGCTCCTACTATTGTTGTAGTACCTCCTACTACTAAATTACCACTTACAGATACATTAGTTTTAAATGTAGCATTACCAGATACTGTGGCAGTTCCTCCTACAAGAAGATTGCTAACTGAAATATTTCCTTCAACTGGGGCTGTAATTCCTGTTAAATTAGAACCGTCTCCGAAAAAAGCACTTGCACATACTTTAGCATTAGCTGCTTGAACATTAGTTCCAGCAATTGTAACAGTTCCCCCAATATTAACATTACCACTTACTGAAACATCATCTTTAAAATGTCCTGCTCCTGCAACAGTAACTGTTGATCCTAATACTGTAGCTCCTTCAAGTGAAGTAGCTCCACTAACTCTAACAGACCCTAAGAACCCTGCTGCACCTGATACAGTTGCAGTGCTTAATAAATTAACTGCTCCACCTATTGATACTGCTCCACCAATAGATGCTGCTCCTGCAACAGTTGCTGTACCTCCTATATTAGCATTACCTGAAACTGAAACATCATCATCAAAGGTTGCTGCACCAGTAGTGATAAGAGTACCACCAACAGATGTATTACCAGCTACAGCTAAAGCACCTCCAACTGAAGTATTACCACTAACTCTTACAGAGCCTAAGAAACCTGCTGCTCCACTAACAGTGGCTGTACTAAGAAGATTAACTGCACCTCCTACAGACAAAGCACCTCCGATAGTTGCTGTATTAGCCACAACTAAAGAACTAACTGAAGTATCTCCAGTTGCTACAATACTTGTAAGATGACGCCCACTACCAAAGTAAGAGCTTGCACATACATCTCCATTAACTTTTAAAGAGCCTCCTATAGAGGCACTTGAAGATACTTCAAATGCTCCACCAACTCTTATAGCACTAGTAGCTACAAATAAAGCAGTATTAGTTCCATCTCCACCTTCAACCTGAGTTAAAGATGTAGATACAGCACCATTACCACTTACAGCTAGTTTAAGCAAACCTTTGTAAGTATCTGCTATTCTTTTACCTGTTAAATCAAAATCACTCATGCGCTGTTCCAAACTGGTGAAATAACCTGATCACTCATATTATTAGGAGTTCCCTCCCAAAGTAAGTTAGCTGTATTCCACGTTAAGTTACGACCTCCTGAATCAGGTCTAGGATCATCTATTTTAGTATCATCCCTTACATCAGGAGTTTTATTTTGAGGATGATTTTTTAAATCAAACGCGCCTTCATAATCTTCTGGACAAACAAGCAAACCAAAACTGTTTCGTTTCATGACACGATGTGGATATCTAAAACCACATACATCACATATAGCTAGTGCTTTACGATTTGTTGCCATTAAACAGTCCTAATTTTAGGTTTAAAGAAAATACTTGCACGTTCTTTATCTTCTTCCATTGCCCTTAAAAGAAGTTCTTCATAGTTTGCTTTTAACATTGCCATGCGTTCATTAGGAACATTAGGACGTTTTAATGACATGTAATATGCAAGACCTCCAGTTAGACATGGAAGAAATCTTTTAGGCATATCTGCATTTTGTAGTGCAGATTTGTTTACATCTTCTAATTGACTAATACGTTCTATCTTTAATACATCTGTACTATTATCAGGAATAGGCCAAATACTAAGAGTGGGATTATCACGATCTCTTTTAATTGTATATTGTGTAGCTCTACCTGTTTGTGTTTTATTAGGTATAATTAAATACTCTTCAAAAGAAATACGAGTTAATTGTAGATCAGTATTGTCTCTATTAACTACAACTTCAAGAGCATCAACTGTAGAGTTACTCAATGCATACGATGTTACACTAGCTGCAACAGTAACTGCTGTTACTTCTGTAGACCATAGCAACACACCTCTGTTTTGCCAATCAGTTAGCATTAAGTTTATAGAACGACGAGCAGATGCAGGTTCATGACCAAGAGTATTTTCACCCCCAATCATTTCCGTTTCT